TTAACCGCTATTCACCATTTTAGTGGATGGAATGTGGATGCCATCACTAAGCGGATTCAGGTGAATTGCGTCGCTAAGGTGGTCGGGTGAAAAATGCGCATAGGTCATAGTCTGCTCAATTTTCGAATGTCCCAATATTTTATTTAACGTCAAGATATTCCCCCCATTAATCATGAAGTGCGCCGCAAAGGTATGACGCAAAACATGCGTAGCTTGGCCCTTAGGTAGATCTGGCTTTACCTCCCTTAGTACCTTGCGATATTCGACATAGTCAACGTCGAAGAGTCTGCCGGTGGTTTTGGTTTTGACGTATTTCATGACCTCATTAGAAATGGGGACGGTGCGCGCCTTCCCGTTTTTGGTTTTGGTAAACGTCACTTTTCCATGCATCATATTCTGAGCCAGCATATTCAGCGATTCACCCCAGCGGCCGCCGGTGCTTAAACACAGAACAGTGAGGCGCCGAGCGTCACCACTTAAAGCTGAAAGCAGCCTTTCGATCTCTTCAGTGCTGAGATAGGACATTTCGGGCCTTTCCTGCTTGAGATCTGTGATCCCTTTTAGTGGGTTCTCTGCGTGGAGATCTTCCGCTTCAGTCAGGACACGAAATAGGCCTCGTAAAGTACTCAAGTCGCGGTTAACAGTGGAAGCCTTAACCCCTTCATAAAGGCGCTGGCTTCTGTACTCAGCAATAAACCCCTTATTGATTTTTGAAAGGCGAGGATTGCCCATATCACTAATTACCCGCTTAAGTTCGCGCTGGCGCTTCTCACCGTACTTATGACTTCGGCCGTGCAGTTCCCACCATCTATCAAGCAGCTCATTTAGCCGCCTGTGATCGGTTGGTTTATCCAGCCAGTCTTTGTCGTGCATATTGCTGATGACATATTTTTCAAAAGCAACAGCATCAGCTTTCTTGTTGAAAATCCGCTGTATACGACGTCCTGTCGCTCCACGCGGTCTGATATCCACTTTATAGCGTCCACCATCGAGCAGCTTAACGGTCATAGCTGTCACCTCTGGTAAACACGTGTTCTGGTGTCACGTAACAGATAGTTACGCGATAATTTTCATAGAGATAAGCAAGAAAGATGCTTAGCCAATTTTCTGGTCTGAGGGCTGAGACGTTGTTTCGTCTTGCCCAAAGTGTGCGAGAGCCGGTGCGATCTGCCCGGATTCAGGGGCAATCTTTCCGGTCATGAACCATAGGGCATACTTTTCAAATCTAGGGGTATTTAAAATTTTCATCATTACATCGCCTTTTGGTATTGATTCCCCAGTTTCATAACGCCAAAGCGCATTGTGAGGAATTCCAATAATTTCAGCAGCTTCGTTGCGGCTGGTAATGCGCTCGCTTTCCCTCATGAGCTTGAGGCGTTCACTAATTGGCAAATTCATATTGCGTTTTCCAAATGTATGATCCAAAATTCAAATAAAGACACCGTTTTAGGGGTAAAAAAAGCAGTAATACCCCAAACATGGAGATTATCACATGAAAGATGCAGTTTTGAGCGCGCTGTTTAAGATTCCAGATCCGATCACTGCTGATGAGTTTTCTCGTCGAACCGGCAAAACGGAGTCAGCCGTTCGTCACATGATGGATCGCCGCCTTTTACCGATGGTCACTGAGCGCGAAGTACTTGGCCCTGATGGCAGTACTCGCCGCCTCCTGATTCTGTGGAACGAATGGCTTGAGATGGTTCATGAAGCTACGTCAAAACTACCCCCTGAGCGACAGGACTGGCGAGCAGGTTGGATCAAGAAAGCCAATAAGCTGGCGAATGATATGGGCGTAAACATGTTTGGTGGCGGGGCTACGGTATGAATCCTTCTTTGAAAGAAAGAATAGTACTCATGGTCACTGCGATTGCAGGCGTCTGTATCGGCGCGATCGCTGTTGCGCTGACGCTTAAGTTTATCCAGGTGTTTATTATTTAAGGATGGGCCTACATGAATAAACACCACTCACAGCATGGCAAGTTCGCGGGAAGCATTCGCGGTAACCACTGCGATAATCTACCTAAAGTCACCTGGATAAATAAGCACGCCGGGATTTGTTGCGGCTTCACCATTCGCGTATTACCGCGCAGGGTAGGCAAGAAGCGTTATCAAATTATGAAAGATGGTGATTCTTTCGGAATTGATTTTGCATTATCTGAAGCGCGCAAAACGATAGACCGTATTATCACCAATCACCACTTTATTAATCATTAGGAGAACGGGAAATGAAACGCCTTTATGCTGAACAGATTAATAAAATGCTGGAAGATTATTATTTCAACCTGGAAAACAACCCACAGGGCCGCGAGTCGCATTACGGCGTATTAGCTAGCGGCGTCCAGCACGTTTACGGTACAGCCTTCTGCATGAATGATGATGACGCCCTCAGCGAGCTTCGTCCGTTCGTTAGCGCCATCATGAATGGTGAGGTACCGTCACCAGCAGTTGTAGGGCTTGCTGTATGAGTATCTTCACCGAAGAGAAAACATCATGGGAACAGGAGATGCTGATCCGTGAGGCGATAGAAAACGCCGAACAGGGATTTACGGTTCACCTGAGAAACGGTGCGCGTATTGCCGTTAGCCCTGACAGTCCGTCAATAGATTTAATTATTTACGGTCTGGAAAAAACAATTCGCGGTAATCATGAGCGTGCGCGAATGACATTTATTGATTTTCTGTATTACTGGCATGAGAGGGTATTCAAGTCAATTAAACGAAAGCCGCGCCCTAACCACTAATTAACCAGCGTTAAAAACAACGGTATTCATTTTGCCGGGGACTCGTTTTGCCTTTTTCAGGAGGTCGCATGGGGGTTAAGTCAATCAAGCTGGAAAGCGGAATAAGCGATCCGGATTTTGTGGAAATAAGCATCAACGCACGGAAACACGAACGCGCGCACCTGCTCGGCTTACTGCGTATTTATGTTGGCCAGTTGAAAAAGGAAAGCGCCACCCCGGAAGAGATTTATTCATCAATCGAACAGTGGGCTGACGCCCGCGAATTAACCATCACTGAGGAAAGCAAACAATGAACCACTTAATGATCGACATTGAAACACTCAGCACCCAGCCGAATGCAGTGATTTGCGCGATTGGCGCGGTTTTCTTCGAACCATCAACCGGTAAAACCGGCCCTTCGTTCTATCAAACCATTGATCCGCGTACCTCGCAGAATCGCGGCGCGCATATCTCCGCCGACACGGTGATGTGGTGGCTCAGGCAGGATAAAGAACCAATCAGCGAGCTGGTAGGCGCGAAGTCGCATGAAATTGAGGTGATGCTGGATTTCGCCAAATTCATTGAAGGCGCATTCCCTGAAACCAAGAAAAAGAATCTGAAGGTGTGGTGCAAGGGCGGTTCGTTTGATTTCCCGATCCTCAAATCTGCATTTGAACGCTCATCGCTCGAAGGCGTTTCCATGCTGCCGTGGCTTTATTGGAATGAATGCTGCTTCCGCTCGCTGCTTACAGCGGCCGGAGCTATCGGTTACGCCCCCCATCCGCGCCGCTCAGTTGCACACAACGCCTTAACCGACGCCATCTATCAGGCCGAGCAGGTTTGCGAGATCTGGCAGCGCCTGACCTCCCCGCACCTCGAATCATTGTGAGGCGCGCAATGACTAAATCACCTATCAAATGGGCTGGCGGCAAAACCCGCGTCATGCCGCAGCTGCTGATGCAACTGCCGAAAGCCGATTGTTTAATCGAGCCGTTCGTTGGCAGCGGTACCGTGTTTATGAACACGGAATACCGCCGTTACATCCTCTGCGATAGCAATCGCGCGCTGATCAATTTCTTTCGTGTGCTGACTTCCAACACCGAGCGACTGATTGATACCGCTCGCGGAATGTTCCTGGGTGGCAATAACGAAGAGCAATATTACAAGCGCCGTGCGCTATTTAACTCCATGCAGTGGAGCGATACGGGCAAGGCTGATACTGCTTTACTTTATGCCGCTTTGTTTCTGTATCTGAACCGACATTGCTTTAACGGGATATATCGCGTCAATCAGATGGGTGATCATAACGTCCCGTTCGGGAAATATGGCGCACCTTACTTTCCGGCTGACGAGATGCGCCGCTTTGCCGAAAAGGCCAACGACACAAAAGCCGTTTTCATTGATGGCGATTTTCGTCACACCATCCCTTACGTTATGCAGCTGGCATATGACGCGGTTATTTACTGCGACCCCCCCCTACATTCCAGCCAGCAAGACAGCCAACTTCACTGCCTACGGCAAGCCATTTACCCTGGACGATCACCGCGACCTGGTTGCAACCCTGCTCGATGCTCATCGCCAGCACGGCACCCGCGCGGTGATATCCAACAGCGACACCCCGGAAACCCGCGAGATCTACTCCGCTTTCAATCTCCACGCCTTCAGCGTTCGCCGCTCTGTCAGCGCCAAAAGCCGCGATATGGCCGGTGAAGTGATCGGCGTTCTTCGCGGCGATGTGGGTCGTAACTCTGGCGCATGTGGAGCTTGGACGAACACCATTGAAAATCTGCGGCCGGCGGCGATATGGATCGGGTTTGACCTGGCCGCCGGATTCGATAACGGGGAGCCATCTGATGAACACGCTTGATGCCGTTGTGACGCGAGTTTTGGACGTTCGTCCATATCGCCATTTCTGGATCGTCGAGGTGGAGGTGTTGAGCTGGGGCAGATACAGCAACACAACCATCATCCGCGATAGCGAAAAAGAAGCCCGCCAGGTTCAACCCGGCGACACGGTAACGATCTGAGGATCTGCAAATGAACGAAGAAACCAATTACCGCCGGTTCTGGCGAAACCTTGTGATCTGCTGTGCGCTTTGCTCGCTGTTGTTCTGGATCCCGATGGGCTATCTCGCCTTTCGTGTTGGCTCTATGGTCTGGGATGCGCTGTGGTCTCTTATAAAAATGTAGTGAAATCAAAGGAGAAAACTAAATGGCTTTGTACGAAGAGAAGTATCAACTCAAAGGAAATGAGCTAATGAATCGGCTGCTGGAACAGGTTGATGCATGGAAATATGTCAATAAATACAAGTCAAAAAAGCAACAAAAGGCGGCATTTTGCCGCCAGAGCTTATTGCTTGAAAACGAACAATGAATCGTATTTTCCAGGATTAAGGTTATCTGCATGAAGATCAGTCAGCCCAAGCTTAGCAATGCCTTGAACGAGAGCCAGGTATGCGCCAAGACCATCAACAGTAATGACGCGGTAAATATCACCAGCTTCATTTTGAATCGCTGTCAGCATCGGCATGCCACCAAGTTCAGCATCCTTCGCTTTGCGGACTACTTCGGAGATTTTCTCATCAATGGAGGACTTCACTTTTCCTTCTACATATTTATCTTTCATTTTTATCCCTTTTTTGCTGTATGCGTTGGCAATACTAACCATCTGCTGCGTTTGAGGGCAAGAAAGTTTGCCGCACATGGCGAGCCAGAAAAGGCAGATCATGTCTGACTATTCCTCCTTAGTTTGGGAATGGAACGCCAAACGGCAGGCTATCAACCCCAACCACGTCTCAGATCCTCAAATTGAGTATCTCACCCCGAAAGGCGAGCGGAAGACGCTCGCCTATGCGGATTTGGTCGATACCGTTTATCGCACCCCCATGCGCCCGCGCGAAGGTGCCGCGCGTGAAGCATTCGACCGCAAGGGACGCGCCCACTACCTGCGCCGCCGGGTTCAGACTCTACCGGCGTTTATCCGCAAGCGGTTCTCTCTGCGCCTGGAATCGCTGGAGCGTCACGACCCAAAAGAGGCCGCGCGCTGGCTGTTCAGTACGTTTGAACGCCATGTCTTACGCCGTGTCGATGCGGTAAACGCACAATACCTACCGCAGGCCGCGCTCCCGGCGATCCTTGCGCCCCTCCGTGATGATTTTCACCTGCTGCCTTGGGCGGACAAAAAACGCCTGAAACGACTGGCTTATAAGCTCGCCAACCTGATGAAAAGCGAGTTTATGCGCGAGTTTGATTTTCAGTATGAGAAAACCGCTGATGTTGAGTTTTCCACGCTTTACGCATACGGATTTATCGCCAGTAAAGCGACAGCGCTCAATATCGCGATCCCTGGCTGGAGCCGGTATTGCGAAGAGAAGCTGGAGGCCGAAGAGGCGCTGCGTGCCGTTGCGCGCCTTCAGTCAGAAAAGTGGTGGTTAGGTAAAATCCGCCGGATCCATGACTGCTGGCGCGAGCACCTCATGATCGCCGCTGGCTATGTCAGTAAGGTAGCCTCGCCGTATTGTTCTGATCCGTGCTTCAAAGAGTGGATAGCCCAGAAAAAAGCGAACTTTGAATACCTTCAGGCGATGGAACTGGAAGACCTGGACACCGGCGAGCGTACCTCGCTGCTTGATAAGGTCATGGGGAGTACGTCCAACCCTAAAAACGCCCGCGCCGAGCTGATGGTGCGCATGCGCGGTTTTGAGGATATGGCAAAAGAAATGGGCCTAGTTGGCATGTTCTACACGCTAACAGCACCGTCTCGCTATCACTCTTCACACGTAAAATCGGGCAAGCGCAATGACAAATATCGTGATGCCAGCCCGCGACAAACGCAGAAATACTTATGCAAAGTCTGGGCGCGCGTCCGTGCAAAATGGGGCCGCGAGGGGATCCGCGCATTCGGTTTTCGCGTTGCTGAACCGCACCATGACGGAACGCCACACTGGCATCTGTTGCTGTTTCTCCGCCCGGAAGAGGTGGAGTTTGCAACGGCTGTTTTCCGCAAGCATGCACTGAAAGAGGACGGCTACGAGCCGGGCGCGCAGGAGCACCGCTTTACCGTTACACCGATTGATGAAAAATTTGGCTCGGCAACGGGCTATATCGCGAAGTACATCTCTAAAAATATTGACGGTTACGGCATGGATGGCGAGTTAGACGACGAATCCGGCCAGCCCGTCAAAGAGATGGCGAAGCGCGTGCGCGCGTGGGCGTCGCGCTGGAATATCCGCCAGTTTCAACAGATCGGCGGCGCTCCAGTGACTACATGGCGCGAACTGCGCCGGTTAGGTAATCGCGAGCTGGTTCTGCATCCTGAGATCGAGGAGGCGCGCGCAGCCGCTGACGCGTCGGACTGGCCGGGGTACAACCACGCTCAGGGCGGCCCGTTGGTGTCCCGCGACTGCCTGCGCGTTCGCATCAGTTACGAATATACCGAAGAGGGCAACGATTATGGTGACACGGTCGCCAAAATAACCGGCGTCTATTGCCCTCTCACCATCCGTGAGTCGGTCATTTTCACCCGCACCACCGATTACAAAATTGTGCCGAAGCGCAAGCCCGCGCCGGTGGAGGTTTTGACCTTAGAAGGCCGCGCAGCGGCCCCTCGGAGTTCTGTCAATAACTGTACGGGGCGCTCCATTTCGGATGAGAAACCACCGTCAGAAACGGCGGTGCCAGCTGATAAAACAGCGCCTGACGACAGTTCAGTGACAGAACTTCCGCTGAATATCGATGTTTTGAAGCGATATTCACGCCAGCAAAGGCAGGAAATCACCAGTCGCCTCAGAAAATCCGCCTGGGAAAGCTCAGATCAGGCCTTCACGCGCACCGCGCGCGGCCTGCGCACGTTGATTGATGACGAAACCGCGCTGACATGGGGGCCAAAAGTTACCGCCGCGAAAGATATGAGCCTGACGCCGGAAGAGGCCGAGCGGCGCTGGCGCGAGCAGCTGCGGATCGAGGCGGAACGGCGCGCAGATAACTACGCGGCGGCGGTTGAGGAGTATCAGAAGAAAAAAGCAGAGGCCGCATTGCGCCAGGCGCAGCAAAAAGAAGCGACGCAAAAAAACGGCATCTCCGAAGAGATGATAGTCAGCATCGGCGCGCAGCTCCGTGACTGTCGGATTTTCGTTAGCGATGCAGTTGTGCGGTCAGTTGCAGGCGGAGCCCGCATTCGCCACGGCGGCGGCCTGCTCGCGGTGGGCAATGGTCGATTGCGTGTAGTTAAGGTGTGGCGGGCAGGTGAGAAAGGGAAGCTAACCAGCGAATACATATCGGCATGGGGACTTCTAACCCGCTGGAAACGAGCGATAGGGTGAGTCTTGTATACAGTAGGAATTCTTGATATTAGATATATGGCGATTAAAAACAATTGCTTAGTTTTTTGTTAGATTTGATGCTTTTTTTTTGTTCTTGTGGTTTGCTGTAGGCTGTCATAGCAGGATAAAAGTTGTATATCCTAGGTGTATTTGATTTTTTACGACTGTTAACCCAAAGGGGGATGCATGAGTGAGCAATGGAAGAAGGCTGTAATTCATTTGGAATGCGCCGCTGATAGCATACATATATACGATGTTATTAAACGAAATAGTGAGTTGATAGAAAAATGTGAAAAGAATGAAATATCATATGATGAGTATTTAGAACAATCAAGCATCAAAAATCGTGATATCAGAATTTTTGGTACAGCTATTTTTATCATTCATAACAAAAAACGATATTTATTGACCGCTAGGCATGTTCTTTTTGACGAACGCTCTGCTTATCGTGAGGCTCAAGAGGATGTAACTAGATATGAGAGTTTTCCTCAAGACATGCGAGATTCTATGTTAGCAGGATCCAGTGAAAGAAATCTTAACAAAATATTTAATATTATTTTTAGAGTTCCATCATTAGATGAGGCCCTGACAGTTAAAGATTTTGAAAGAACTACTTTTTTAATGAATCTTGGGGCGGGAAACTCTATGACCGTGCCCTACACATTTTCATCCCCTGATTTAGATTTGGCTCTAATTTCATTGGACCGGGGAGGTAAAGATTTTGCAGATGAATTGATAGCGCGGGGTTATATACCAATTTCATCAGAATTAATCAGTGATGGCCCTTCCTCAGAAGGTGCAGAAATCTTTTCAGTTGGTTTTCCTAGAGCGACATCACTAATCGCCCAAATAAACCAGCATCCCGCATCAGCTCACTGGTCTTCAAATTATGTATCTTTACCTGTATTTTCTTGGGGGAGGGTTTCAATGTTGCACTCGCAACTTCCTTTTTATTGGTGCGATATAAGTATCTATCCTGGTAACAGTGGAGGTCCGGTAATTGAAAATGAGAAATTAGTTGGAATTGTTAGTCAGCAGGCTATATTACCAATAGATGACGTTCCTAATGTTAGCACTCGAATTCCATTTGGTAAGATAATAAAGACTTGTTTTGTCAAAGATCTTATTAAAAAGCAAGAGGCTAAGGATAAATTGTACGCATCATAAGTTCCTATGCCGGTACGGGATAGAACAAATATACCAGATAAATCGGCCCACTATAGAGTGGGCCTCTTCGAATTCAAATTCCTCGATTTTTGTCGTTGATGCGTAATCTGTCTTGCCTGCACGCCCAAGAATTTTGCAAAAAAATGCACAAAATTGCACAATTTTTGAAGCATCGTTCTTTCCCCGCAGCGCCAGCACTGGCGGGCCCTGAGCGGTCTGCACAAAGTGCACAAAAAGACGCATGTTTAGCGCGCAGGCGAGGCGGGGGAGCAAGCGCGCGCTTTGGGGGTAGGGAAGGGGTCGGCATACCTCGCCAAAAGCCGTCTGCCGGGCGCGCACTTTCGCGGTGCATCCGGCGAGCACACAGGAAAAAGCCCGCCAGAATGGCGCTGGTGAAGCGTGGCAATGATGCCTGCGGCTTTAAAGGTGGATAGCCTTGCCAGCAGTTGTCGCGACGGGCAAAATGGGCGTGAGTTAAATACGTCTACGAGGTGAGCAATGAGCCACTTTGACGATCTGTGTCAGTTAAGTTTTGCGGTTGAAGAAAAGAAGAAAGATGTAGAGCGCCTCATTAAACGTGAGGCAACACGCCTGGTATCATTTTACAAGGGCTGGCTGGGCCTGCCAGCTGAGAACTGGATCGATGAACGAGGCGAGCGTCGTCCGTATGTTGATGTCGGTTTTATTGGGGGCGGCGGCACTTTTCAGCCCGCTCGCATTAATGAGATGCCAATGCAAACTGATGGTACCCTGCAAATGGTTCTGCGCACTGCGACGGGTAGCGACAGGGATTTGCCTGCTGTTACCGTTCCGGTCAGGCTGCAGGTGATGTCTGCGGGAGGTGATGGGATTGATGTCGCGATCAGTGTGGATGAAGATAAGCCCATTCCGGTTTTTGTTATGGGTACTGATGAATACTCTTATTCAGAGGTGGCGTTGAAGATTAAAAGCCACATCCAGAAAGCCATTCAAAAACGGTACCCCGCCTCACTTAAGTAAGCCCAACCCCGCCACTGGCGGGGTTTTTAGTCTTGCGGCGTCAGCAACGCGTAAGGGTTGAAGCGGATCACCTCTTCGCCTAGCCAGTCGTTAACATGCTTCATCGCTTCCATCACCGGCGTCAGCTCGTTGACCGCAAAGACTCTCGCCGCCTTCTCGACGTCACCGAACGATCCGTTGCCTTCCGGGATAGCACCCATCAGCTGCGGCGGTACGCGGTGAGCCGCGAGCATGTCATCACGCGTGGATGACTTCACGCCGACAAACTCATCCTTTGCCGATATCTGGCTGAAGGGCAGGATCTGCACGGCATCTTTGCCGACACCGGGCGCACTCAGCAGGATGTTTTTAAATGCCCCGCCACGTCGTGTATCCGTTAATGTTTTCTTCAGATTCTCCAGGCTTTCCCCGTCAGCCACTGCGCTGCTGACATAGACGATACAGCCGGCATGTGACCCGTTGTCGTAGTAGAGCTTGCGGAACTTGTCGGCGGAGTGCGCCAGGTTCGCCGACAGCAGGCCGGCGAAATACTCCGGCATGCCGTAGATCTCCTGGTGAATGTCGGGGTTGATCACATGGCACACCGAGCCGGTCTCGAACTGGTGATCGTCAAGCCCGGACTGAATAAACCAGTAGGCGTCTAGGTCGGAACCGCGCCGGGTGTACTTCGCCAGTGAGTTACGAAAACCCATCGGACCATGCAGGCGGTTACGCCGCATCTCAAGGTACGCATTGCCGAACACAAACCAGTCGAGCGCAAAGGCGCTGAACGCCTGGCGCGATAACAGTTTGTGCGGGATAAAGCATCCGGCCAGCACGTTACGCTTGAAGAACAGCGCCGACTGGTGCCAGCTCGCATAGCCGAACTGGCGGGCCAGTCCGTACCAGCTGATCGGCGTCTCGTAGTACCGGCCATTGTTGGCGCAGTACATGTTATCCAGCAGGTCATGAGCACCGGTCACCGGCCACGGGCCGTCGAACGAGAACGCGCTCAGGCCGGGGGCTGACTTCAGCGCATCGGCGAGGTCGGCTTGCTCTCTGACATACTGCCTGCCGCGCGGGGATTTTCGTTTGCTCATCAGTACTCCATAACAGTCATAGTGTTGCCGCCTTCCTGACCCAGCGGCTCGTTAACAGTGGCGAGCATGGTCGCCCAGGCGAGATCGCCGTGACTCACACCACGGGCACGGTCGGTGTCATAAGTGATGACGCCGCCAGGCGTGACCACTTTGCGCACAGCACAGAAGGCAGTGATCAGGTCATACTCTCCCCGGTCATACTCCCAGCGACCGGCGCGGATCAGTTGCAGCATTTTCAGTACCAGCATGCGCTTGCTGGCTGGCGAGAACTGGTAGCACACCGCCGCCGGAAAACGTTTCTTCACGAGCTGGTAAACCGCCTCACCAATGCCGCTGCCGTCGATACCGATGTGCTGCACGTTGTAGCGCGTGAGCATGTTAATAATCATGGCTGCCTGCGACTCAAACTCCATGCCGCGCACGCGAATGGTCTCGATGGTGCGGAACTTACCGCCGGGGATCAGTGGCGCCGCGTTAACTGAGATGGCCCCGCTGTCGCCCTTACCGCTGGCCCCGTTGGGGTCGTAGCCAATCCACACGGGGCGATCGGCCATTGGCCGCATGGCGTAAGGCTTCCAGTCCGGCCACTCGTCATAGCCGTCCGCGCCGCAGCTCAGCAACATGTTGTAGTCAAAGGCCGTTTCACCATTCTTGATGAAGGTGCAGGCGTAGAGGTTGTCGTACTCTTCCGGGCTGTTTTCCTCCCGGATTTCGTCAATGTCAGTCAGATCCCAGCCGTTATCTACCGCATCCTGCAACGTGACGATCTGGCGCCAGATTTTGTCCGGGCACATCACCCCACTGTTAAGCGTCTTCCAAGACGTGTCGAACTCCACGCGCTTACCATGACTGCGGCCTTTGTTGAAGGCTTCACCAGACCAGAAGGGGTATGCCTCGTGACTTTCAGCCGATGGCGTGGAGAAGTAGGTGCGTGTCAACCCCTTCAGGGTCGCCATCGCGCCAGCCACTTTCTTCAGGTTGGCGAACTGCCCGACCCAGAAAAACTCATCGAAATACAGGTTGCCGGTGTACGACTGCGCGGTTGCGGCTGACGTGCCGAGAAAGTGCAGCTCCGCGCCGTTAAACAGCTGGATCATGTCCCCGCCCTTTAGTTCCACGTCCACCTCAGCAGCAGCTGCACGAATAAAGCTGCGGAACTGGTACGCCTGGCGACGACTCGCCGACAGGAAGATCTGGTTGAGCTGGTGCTTATATTTCACGTCACCCGTTAGCGCACGCAGCAGCGCCTCGCGGGCAAAGTACCACGTCGCCCCAACCTGACGGCTTTTCAGGATCGCCCGGTTGCGGTGATGAAGGTTTTCATACCAGGTTTTTTGGTGCCAGTGCAGTGAGTCGATGATGCTGGCACGCAGCGCGGAGATCTGCGCCTCTGAAAAGAAGTTTTGTTTCTTGCGGATCTTCTTCTTCGGCTGCGTCACTGGCGTGCCGTTATCCAGCTTTTTCAACTGTCGCGTCAGCAGGTCAATTTCCTTGAAGTCGCCACCGGTCTTTGTGTCCTTACCGGTGAGCTGGATCAGTCGTGCATCAATGGACGTCGTGACGCGCTGAACTGGTGGCGTGCTGTCCCATTCGTCACGTTTTTTCCATGAGTAAATCGTGTTCTGATTGATACCCATCAGGCGTGCGATCTCCGCCGGGGGGTACCCCTGCCAGTAGAGCTGCCGTGCCCGCAGCATGATGAATGCTTCTTCAGTCGCCATTTGTCCTCCTCGCTTCCTGCCGGGGAGATTAACCCGCGCGCGCGTGCCCTTTCGCCCGCTTTTGGTTGTGACCGTTCCCTCACAACAACAACGCGTTGAGCGCGTGCGTCACCGCCTGCCATCATCACCGGGAACTCAGAAACCGAGCGAGTAAACGAACATGGCAGGCACAACCAAACCCCGTAAGAAGTTTCGCGTTGCCGTCTCCGGTAACACCGTAGATGGCCGCGAAATCCAGCCTCAACACCTCCGCGATGCGGCGGCGAACTACAACCTGAGCGTGTACGCCGCACGCGTCAATATTGAGCACTTTCTCTCCCCGTATCCCGGTAGCGACTTTGGCGCGATGGGGGATGTAACGGCGCTCAGCACCGAGGACATTACCGAAGGGCCGCTGGCTGGACGTACCGCGCTGTATGCGGAGATCGACCCCTCCGATCGCATGGTGCAGATGACCGACAAGGGGCAAAAGGTCTACTCCAGTATTGAACTGGCGCCGCAGTTTGCCCTTAACGGCAAAGCCTACGTCGTGGGGCTGGCGATGACCGACACCCCGGCCAGCCTGGGCACTGATCGCCTGAAGTTTGCCGCGCAGCAGCGCGCATCGGTGATGGCCTTCAACAACCAGCAGGGAGAGCCGCCGATGTTCACCGAGGCCATTGAAGCTGAGGTGATTGAGCTGGCAGCCCAACGTAGCGATGACGGCGTGAAGTGGTTCAGTCGCGTGATGAGCATTCTCGGCAAGGGCCAGGAAACCGACGATCAGCGCTTCAGTCAGGTACATCAGGCCGTTGAGGCCGTGGCTCAGTCGCAGTCTGAACAGCTTGATCGGTTTAACACTGCCGAGCAGGAGCGCCAGCAGGACAAGGTCACCATCCAGAAGCTGACCACCGACCTTGCCGCGCTGCGTCAGCAGCTTGAAGGGACAGACGGCAATTTCAGCCAGCGCCCGCCAGCGAACGGCGGCGCGAACGCGCAGCTCGCTGACTACTGATATCCATAACGAGAGAACCCGCACATGAGAAACTCCACCCGCAGGCACTTTGACGGCTACGTTGCCCGTCAGGCGCAGCTGAACGGCGTCACCGCCGCCGCCGTCGCGGCGCAATTCAGCGTTGATCCGACCGTGCAGCAGCGCCTTGAGGCCGCAGCGCAGCAGGATGATGCTTTCCTGAAACTGATCAACGTCTTTGGCGTTGATGAGCAGATCGGCCAGAAAATCCTGATCGGCAGCAAAGGCCCGCTGGCGGGCGTCAACAACAGCACCACCAACCGCCGCAATCCCGGCGCTAACAACCAGATGGATCCGTACAACTATCTGTGCCGTAAAACCAACTACGACTACGCCGTCAGCTACGCGCAAATGGATGCGTGGGCGCATCAGCCGAACTTCCAGCCGCTGATTAGCTCTGCGATGGCCCGTCAGATGTCGCTAGACCGCATCATGATCGGCTTTAACGGTACCAGCTACGCCGACCCGTCAGACCGCGCAGCGAATCCGCTGTTGCAGGATTGTGGTATTGGCTGGCTGCAAAAAATCCGCAACGAAGCGGCGCACCGTCGCATTACCGGCGTAACGATCACCTCGCGCAACCAGAACAACGCCATTGTCGCTGAGGGCACCTATGGCAACGTCGCGGCTGCGGTTTATGACGCCAAAAACAGCCTCATGGATGAATGGCATAAGCGTAACCCTGACAACGTGGTGATCTTGTCCGGCGATCTGCTGACAACCAGCAATTTCCCGACCATCAACGCCATAAGTCAGACCAACCCGAACACCGAAATGCTGGCCGGTCAGCTGATTGTTGCGCAGGAACGCGTAGGCAACATGCCGACCTTTATCGCGCCTTACATGCCGGGTAACGCCATTCTCATCACGCCGTTTAAAAACCTCTCGATCTACTACCAGCGCGGCGGTCTGCGCCGGACGATCAAAGAGGAGCCGGAATACAACCGCGTCGCAACGTATCAGTCTTCGAACGATGACTTCATCGTTGAAGACTACGGCGCGGTGGCCTTTATCGACGGCATCACCTTTGCCGAAGCACCGGGCGGCGAGTAACCGCGCACTGGCGGGCTTCGGCCCGCCGTTAATCGGGGAAGACACAATGCTGACACCGGCACAAAAACATTTTCAACGCGTCATGGCTGAGCGTCATGGCAAAACTGACGAGCAGTCCGATACCGCGCGGACGGCGCACGAGCAAATCATGCACCGGCTACGCATGGATCAGAGTGCATTAAAGCGAGTGCAGTCTGACCAGGCAAAAGCGGCGATGAAACGCCAGTTGCTGCCGCATTACGAGGGCTGGATCGAGGGCACGCTCGACGGCGACAGCGGCCGACAGGATGAGGTGATTGTCACCCTGATGGTGTGGGCGATCGATGCCGGTGATTATGCGCTGGCCGCCCGCATTGGTCGCTATGTCGTCACGCATGGTCTTCTGATGCCTGACCGCTTCAACCGTACCGCCGCAACCGTTCTGGTCGATGAAATTTGCGATCCGATTCTGGTGCAGGTCAAGGCAGACGATACCACCGATGTCACACCGTATCTGGCGGTGCTCGATGAGGTTGCGGACTTTACCGCAGAAAGCGATATGCCCGACGTGGTTCGCGCCAAGCTGTGCAAAGCGCGCGCCTTTGCGCTGCGTAACGGTACAACTGAAGAACAGACCACCGCGCTGGCACTGTTGCGCCAGGCGCTGACGCTGGATGCGGGCGCCGGGGTGAAAAAAGAGATTGAGCGACTGGCCCGCGTGGTTAAGAAAGCCGCTGCACAGGCAGGTACTGACGGTACCGATAGTACCGATGGTTCAGATGGCGGCGATAGCGCTGAAGGCACTGGTGATACTGGCGGAGAGACCGCAGCGGACGGCTCAGGTGCAGGTGAAGTTGTAGCATCGTCAGATCCGGCGGTAGCGGACAGCGCCACAGCGACCAAAACCACCCGCAAAAGCACAACCCGTAAACCGGCAGCGCGCAAAACAACAGCGAAAAAAACGCCTGCTGCCAAAAAATAACCGACTTGCGCCCCGTGCGCTGGCGGCGCGGGCGGAGATCTGCAACGCATCGCGTTTTCTTTTCTCCGTCCGCTCACCGCCACCTATTCAGGAGACGACGCGATGAGCCTTGTAGCCGGTCGCACTGTTACCCCCTCCTCGGAGGATGTGCCGGACACTGACGACGGTGGCGAGAAAGTCACCGCCGGAACGTTCTGGCCGGAAATCGCCCTCAGCGATGTGCGCATGGAAATGCGAATCAATGGCGCGGTGACGACCTCGCGCCTGAAACAGGCCGTGATCGAGGGCGTCTCGCACACTCTCGATCAGCTTGCTGACTGGCAGACCGCTCAGCTCGCCGCGGGTTACACCCAACTTGCTGATGTTCCGGCGGTAGCAGTTAACGGTGAGAGCGTGAAGGTTCACCGATACCGCCGCGCGGTATTCAGCATCGCCCGCGCTCACATTCTCGGCACGAACCGGGACGTGGATACCACCGGTGATGCGGGCGAGAAACGCGCCGTCGCGCTGGCTTCGCAGGCCGATGACATGTGGCGGGATGCCCGCTGGGCGATCTCCGATATTCGCGGCACTGTGCGCAACACTGCGGAGGCGTTCTGATGAAAGTCAAAGCGTTGCAGGGCGACACGGTAGACCTGTTATGTCAGCGGCACTACGGCACCACGCAGGGCGTGACCGAGGTAGTACTCGCCGCCAACAAAGCGCTGGCCGGTCAGATCTTTCTCGACGCCGGGCAGGTGGTGGAGCTGCCGGAAATCAGCGCCACGGCGACACAGGAGGCCGTACAGCTATGGACTTAATCAATCGCATCTGGAATGGCGTGACGTACTCCTGGTCAACGCTGCTGACCAGCATCGGTGTGATGACGCAAAAGGACTGGCTCACCTTCGTTGGTGTCCTGATTGGTATCGCGGCTGCTGCGCTGGGCGAGCTGCATCGCCGCCGCATGGCGCGCATCCAGGAGACCAACAATTCGCTGCTAAACGAACTGATCGACGCGATTCGCGACGACACCGAGAACCGCCAGGACGTCAAAGAGCTGATCCGCTCCATCCGGGAGGCACCACGATGAAAAAGGGAATTATTGCCTGCTCCATCGCCGCGATCATCTCACTGGCCGCCACATTATGGCCACAGGCGCTGCGAACCAGCACGGAAGCGCAGCTGAAGATGGCGAAATACGAGGACTGCCGTAAGACCCCGTACTACTGTCCGGCGGGCGTGCTGACGGTGGGGATCGGCTCCACCTCAAAGGTGGAGAATCGCCAGTACGCCGAGGGCGAGATCGCCGAGCGCTGGATTAACGACCTTTTGCGCGCTGAGAAATGCACGAACCGTGAATTTAACGGCGCTGCTGCACCGCAGAAGGTTTTCGAAAGCATGACCGACGGCACGTTTAACGTCGGCTGTACCGGACTGGGCTGGTATACCAACGGCAAGGGCCAGAAGGTGCGAACCACCCTCTGGCGCCACGCGCAGGCGGGCAACTGGAAGGGCGTCTGCGAGCGGCTGACGGACTTTGTGAACTCCGCTGGTAAGCGCTCGCAGGGGCTGGTCAATCGCCGGACAGATTTTCAGGCGTGGTGTTTATCCGACCCCGCACTGAAGGGGGGGAAATGAAAGCGACAGCCATTCTTGCCATCGTGACGTTTGTCCTGCTGATTGCCGCCGCCAGCGGCCTTGCGTGGCAAAGCCATAAGCGCGAACAGGCAGAGCGGTCCCTGACCAGCACCCGGGAAGAACTGAAACAAACCGGCGACGTACTGACCGAGGTCAGGGCGCTACGCCAGGACGTCAACCTGGTGGAAGCCGGGCTGAAGAAACTCAACCAGCAGCGCACCGCAACAGGAGAGCACCGACGTGAAAACATCAAAACCGAACTGTCCGGTGACGGCTGCGCCGTTGCTACTGTGCCTGCTGCTGGCGCTGACAGCCTGTACCAACGAGCCGAAGAAGTCAGCGCCGCAGATTATTCAGGAGCCCTTACCAGAAAGCCTGACGGCAAAAACTGACGTCCCGCCGCCGCCAGCCAGGCCGATGACATGGGGCGGGCTGGCGGTCTGGACGGATTCATTACTCGACGCGCTGGATACCTGCAACGCCGACAAAGCAGGGATCCGTGAGCTGGAACTAAGGCGTATCGCCAGGGGGATACAGTGAAAAAAGCTGAACTGCTGCGTGCCGCGCTGATCGCCGGTAACGCCTGGTGCAAAGCCAACCCGGAACAAATCACGGTCTGGGTGGAGAAGGGCCACATCCAGATCGAAGCAACCGGCGAAGCGTCGTTCATGTACCACTACACCATTCAGGTTCTGGCGATGGATTTTCCCGGCCAGGTGGACGATCTCATATTGCCGCTGCTGGCGTGGGTCTGGCAGCAGCAACCCGACCTGCTGTTGAATCCCGACAATAACCGCAAGGTGGAGTTTGATGCGGATATCGTCAATGACGATGTCGCCGACATTCTATTTAAGGTGCCGGTCTGGGAGCGCGTCATGGTGACCGACGACAACGGCACACCGAAGGCGGAGCACCTGGCCGAGTCTCGCCCGCGCTTTAGTGGTGGCGAGTGGGAGATGGTCTTTGATCCAGAGTCCGGAGGCACACGAGTATGAGCAACGATCCGTCGTTTCATCAGCTTGATGAGGTGTTTGCGGCCATTCTGGAAGGGGCGTCCGTACAAGGCCGCCTGCGCATGGCCAGAGGCATGGCTACGATGCTGCGTCAGAGCCAGAGCCGACGTATCGGCAAGCAGGAAGATCCGGACGGTACGAAATATGAAGGCCGCCGCCGCAAGGTGCTGCGTGCACGCGCAGGCATCAAATTCATGTGGCAGGGGCAGGAAAGAAACCTGCGCAACTGGCGCACAACCCGCAGCAGGCGGGGGCGCATGGTGAGCGGTTATGACGTGGAGCGCGGGGCGCAGCGGTCATTCTATCGCGAGGATATTGAGCGTTATCTCGATATCAACCTGAGTGAAACGCGCCGCAATACCACTACGGCCGAGCCGATGTTCCGTCGCCTGAGAACCGCGCGTTTCCTGAAGTCACGCGCCACGGCTGATGGCGTTGAAGTGGGCTATTCCGGCGTGGCTGCGCGTATCGCCAGAGCACACCAGGAAGGGCTACGCGATCGGATTAATGGCAGCGGTGCAATGGCGGACTACCCGCGACGCGAGCTACTGGGCCTGAGTAAAGCCGACCGCACGGCCATTTTCCGCCACGTGATCAACTCACTGGAGGGTCGCTGATGGAGATTGCCGGACTGCTTCGCCTGCTTGAGAACATCGCCCGCACCGGCACGGTAACGGAGATCGACGAGGGAAAATGGCGCGTCCGCGTGCAAAGCGGCGAGCTGGAAACCACCTGGTTGCGATGGAACGCACAGCGCGCCGGTGCGTTTAAAGTCTGGGTGCCACCATCCATTGGCGAGCAGGTCTGGTTCCTGTGCCTGGGCGGCAATACCGACGTCGCGTTTATCGGCGGCAGTCTGTACAGCGACGACAACCCGGCTCCGGGCGCATCGCGTAATGAGATGGTGGTGACGGCGCCGGACGGCGCGACGTTTCGCTATGACGCGGAGGTGGGCGCATTGCAGGTGAAGGGTATTAAATCCGCCGCGGTTGAGGCGTCAGTCAAAATCACGCTGGCCACGCCGGAGGTGGAATGCACCAACCTGCTGACCACCAAAAATCTGAACGTCACCGAAGGCGGTAAGATACAGGGCGACATCACCCATACCGGCGGTAAGTTCACGTCCAACGGTGTGCAGGTGGATGATCACGATCATGGCGCTGTCGAGCGTGGCGGAAGCTGGACGGAGGGCACGCGATGACAGAACGCTATCGCGGCATGAATGCTGCAGGTATCGGCACCCTGACCGATGAGGATCATGTGTGGCAGTCAGTTAACGACATTCTGCTGACGCCGGTCGGGAGTCGCCTGATGCGCCGAAATTACGGCTCACTGTGCCCTGACCTTATCGACAGCCCGAAAAACGACGTCACCCGCCTGCAGCTGATGAGCGCGGCAGTCATCGCGCTGGCCGCGTGGGAGCCACGCATTGTACTGGACACCATCAACGTGACGTACTCCAACAGTGGCGACGTGACAGCAGAACTGTCCGGCATGCTAACCGAGACCATGGAAAAGAGCACTCGCGCGGTGACATTAAAAGGGGGTTCCAATGCCGACAATTGATCTGTCACAGCTGCCATCGCCGACCATTATCGAAGAGCTGGATTTCGAAATTATTCTTACTGAGGTGAAAGCGGTGATGGTGGCTGCATTCCCGGAGGATCAGCGGTCCACCGTTGCGGCAGCAATGACACTGGAATCAGAGCCACTGAATATTATTGCTCAGGCAATGGCATATCGTGAACTGCTGCTGCGTCAACGCATCAATGAGGGTGCGGCAGCCTGCATGCTGAGTCATGCGACCGGCGACGATCTGGATAATATTGCCGCTAATCTGGACACGGAACGCCTGGTTATCACCGAAGCAACGGACACCACCGACGCAGTGACCGAAAGCGATGAGGCACTGCGCCTGCGCGCACAGGCCGCATTTGAAGGGATGAGCGTTGCCGGACCATCAGCTGCCTATGAGTACTTCGCGCGCAGCGCTAGCGGCAGGGTTGCCGCCGTGCGCGCAACCAGTCCGTCGCCGGCAGAAGTGGTGATCGCCATCCTTTCCAGTGACGGAGACGGCACGCCATCAGCCGAACTGCTAGCGACAGTTCAGGCCGCCGTCAACGATGAAGATACGCGCCCGCTGGGCGATCGTGTGACGGTGCAGGGTGCTGAGATTATTGAATATGCGATTGATGCCACCCTGTACCTGTACCCGGGCCCGGAGTCGGAACCGATCATTAATGCCGCCCTGGCCTCACTGCAAACCTTCCTGACCAGCGCTGATAAAAAAATCGGCCGTGATGTGGTGCGCTCCGCCATTTCGGCAGCATTGCATGTCCAGGGGGTACAGCGCGTGGTGATCAATTCACCGGAAAGCGATCTGCAGATCGATAACACGCAGGTGGCACGAAATACCGGCTACGAAGTGGAAAACGGCGGAACGGATGAGTAACTCCCTGTTGCCGCCATCGTCAGGAGACTGGCTCCGCTATACAGAAGCGGGCGCCGCCAGACTGTCGGCGATCACCGTTGCACTTCGCACGCTGTGGACGCCGACTGCCTGTCCGGTTGATTTGTTGCCGTATCTGGCCTGGGCGTTGTCGGTTGACAGGTGGGATAAGGGCTGGTCGGCGGAGCGAAAGATTGCTGCTATTCAGCATTCGTACTGGCTGCACCGGCGCAAGGGTACGCGAGCAGCGGTACGGCGTGTCATTGAGGATATGGGGTTTTCAGCGACGTTCGCGGAGTGGTTCGACGTCGGTGATGAACCGGGGACATTCCGCCTTGAAGTCGATATCAATGAGGTCGGGCTGACACAAAAGACGCTGGCCGAACTGAACCGCCTGATTGACGACGCAAAACCGGTTAGCAGGCATGCCGCCCAACTCAATATTGCCGTCAGGCTGACGGGGGATATCTGGGCAGGCTCCACGCTGTGCGGCGGTGACATTATCAGCATCTATCCGGAGGATTTTGAGCCGGAAGAGAACATTACTTACAACGGCGTGATTTTTCACGATGGCAATTTTAATTACGGGTAAGACTATGGCCAGAATTCCAGAATCCTCATTGTGGGAAGAAGAGATTGAGCTTATTTCCAGGAGCGAGCGAGTTTCTGGAGGGCTGGACGGTGTGGCAAACAGGCCACTAAAGAGCCTGGTAAACCGTACGCGATATCTCAAAGATCAGGCCGATGCAGCAAATGAATCAATTGCCGAAAAAGTCAGTGCGGTAAAGACGTTTGCCGAGGGCGCAACCCTGGGATCACCCCGTGAAGAGATCCTGTTCGACGGATATCGCCTGGTGTGGACAGGGGAGTTTCCGAAAGAGGTTCTGGCTGGTAGCACACCGCAAGGGACGGGCGGAATTGGTGCTGGCCGCTGGGCGTATACGTCTGATGCCGTGATTCGCCAAGATCTGGGTTCAGGCGAAGCGGGTTTAGGCCTCGGGATTGCCGGTACGGTTTATGGCGAAATGGCAGACAGAATACTGAAGCGCATCTACGGCTTTAATGTTTGCGCCCATGGCGCCAGAAGTATTGGCGAAGACGGATACGAAGATTTTGACAGTCGGGAAGCTATTCAGAAAGCTATCGATGTCGCTCATGCAGCGTGGCTGGCGACGGGTAGCGTTCAGAACGTATTTTTCCCCTCAGGCAGTAAGTTTCTGGTGTCTTCAGTACCGGCGGTAATGGAGTCAGGGGTTACCAGTGGTCTGTGGTGTCTGCGCATGCGCTCCGGGGTTCGTCTGGCAGGTGGTGGGACGATAAAACCGGTAGACAATGCTTTCGCTGCGGACACGACCCTGTTCAGGGTTATTGGCAGCGATAGCGGAGGTTCAACGCGTCCTACCGACGTGCATTTTGAGGGAATTACCATTGACGGCAACCTTGCAAACCAGGTTGCCAACTCAAACGCGCATGGTATTTGGGTATACACACTCGGTAACTCATCTATCAAGAACTGCAAGCTCCATGATATCGCGGGTTGTGGGGGTAGTCTGCGTGGCATGATAGAAACCCCGGCGAAAAATATTGAGGTGACAGGAAACCAGGCTACCAATTGTGGCAACATCGGGTTGCAGGTTTCCTGGTTCGACGGGTTGATAGTGACCGCGAACATTGTCAGGGACTGTACAGATAACGGTATAGATATTTACGGCAACTCCGGTGAGTCGGGTGAGCCTACCGGTATTAATTTCTCCGTAAATGGCAACTTTGTATACAATTGCCTGACAGGGGTATTTCTTGAGACAGTTGCTAATGGTTCAGTAACAGGAAACACCCTGCAAGGAAACGCCCAGAATATTCATTTAAACAGAATAAACAGCCAGCCGAGAAATATAAGCATTGAAGGAAATACTATTGATGGGGGTCTTTATGGTATTCGTGTTCAGGGTGACATGCGTAGCATTAGTATAATCGCCAACACCATTCGTGGATACTCCATTGCAGCATTTAGGTTTGGTAATGCCACAACTGTAAATTCGTCAACATCATATATTAATGCTCGCAACAACACCATTACTCCGACAGTAGCCAACTCTTATGTTGTCTGGATCGGCGGTGGCACGGCATCACGTATAACCGTAAAAAATAATACTGTAGAAAACACCATTGGATTAACTGCTGAATATCTTTATCACAATCAGGCAACCACGAATGTGCAGGTTACAGTAGGCGCCTGGAAATTTTGGGGTGGCTCCCTATCTGATACCGGTGTTGAATCCTATAGTGAGGGGACGTTTTCACCCACAGTAGCTGGTGGAACCACGGGTGGAACAGGTACGTATACCAACCAGTATGGTAAATACACAAAGATTGGTAACATTGTGCATTTCACTTTGTCAGTCGCGTGGTCTGCTCATACCGGTGTTGGTCCTATTCTGATTAACAACCTGCCGTTCGCAGCATCAGCAGATAACAATCAGACAATAAATGCGGCAATAAGCTCCGTATCTGCGGGCACGACCTCGGCGCGACTTTTCATGAGAAACATCAACGGCTCTACCGTCGCGCAAATGATATTTTTTGATGGTGCTGCGGCTACCTCCTACCCGCAGATAAATAGTGCCGGTGGTTCCGTACAGGTCAGCGGTTTTTATTTTGCATCGTGAGGATACGCATATGATGAACTGGGATGAGGCCAGAACTGAACTGGACGGCGGGAAAAAGGCCCGATTCGACGGGATGGCTATTAATGAATATATCGTGAAGATGACATACACAGACTCAGGAGAGGAGTCCTCTGATTATGTTGTTATTGGAACGGATGATGCCCCGCGATTCTGGAGGGATGCAGAGCGGGAGGAGGGTGTATCATCCGAGGCGTGGAGTGTTGTAAGTTAAAACACAACCAGCCGGAGGCCATATATTAAAATATGGCTTCCAGTTTTTAATATTACAACCTCCGGTCGCCCGAGATTAATACGCGATAACGAATAATCGTCAAACAAAGCGGAATCAATCAAGATGAGCAAAATTTTTAAATCGCTAATTACGACCGCTGGCAGAGAGAAAATAGCTGCTGCAATCGTTAACGGGGACAAGGTGGTTTTCTCTCAAATGTCAGTCGGTGATGGCGGCGGCAGTGCGACAATCCCCGGCGAAGAGCAAACCTCATTAGTAAACGAGCTTTTTCGCACCCAACTGAACAGCCTGAAATTGTCTGATACCGATAGCATTATTATCGCAGAGATGATCATTCCTCCTGAGGTGGGCGGGTTTACCATCCGGGAGGCGGCATTGTTTGATGATGCCGGTGAGTGCATGGCAGTTGCCAATGTCCCGGAAACCTATAAGCCCGCACTGGCCGAAGGTTCAGGGCGTTTCACCATTCTCCGTATCTGGCTTGCGGTCAGCAGTACCGAGGCGGTTGAACTCATTGTGGATCCGGGGATTGTGCTGGCGACTGTTGAAGATGTGATTAACGCCGGTAACGATGCTAAAGACTACGCTGACGAGCAACTGAGTGAGCACGCGGCGTCGCGGGACCACCCCGATGCAACGCTGGATGAAAAGGGATTTACTCAACTGAGCAATAAGATTAATAGCGACGATCAGGAGAAAGCGGCGACGCCTCACGCCGTAAAGCTGGCTATTGCCGAAGCCATCCGCTCAGCATGGGAACTGGACAACCCCGTTGGTACAGTGAAATTCTACGCGCAGAACATTGATCCCAATGAGTGTTATCCGTGGACTGAGTGGGCGTATACGGGGGAGAAAAAGACCATTCGTGTCGGCAGCGCCAATGGTTCAGATATTGGCACAACTGGCGGGAGTGATACCGTCAATATTCAGAAGGCGAACCTTCCGGCAGTGCAGATTGACGTCACCGGAGAAATCAGCAACCACCCGGAACAAAACCTGAAAACGGAACCTGCCGGCAGACACAAACATGGTGGAGTCCCGAGCCGGGAAAACCCGTGGGAGATTGGCGGCGACATTAGCCAGCAATTTAACCCCGCGAACCTGGGCGAAACCGACGAAGTGGACGATCATGAACACGAGATGGTTATCCCGGAGCAAGAGCACTCCTTCAGCGGTAAAACAGGCAGTCTGGGCAACGGTACCGCCCTTAGCATTGTTGAATCTCACATCCTGCTGATGTGCTGGGCGCGGGTGGCATGAGTATCGAGCACCGTCAAAAATAACAATGCTGCAGGTCGTCAGAAGTGGCGGTGTGGTACCGCAATCGTCAGAAGTGGCGATGTCTGCCGGTAGTGAAAGCCCCTCAGGTGAGGGGCTTTTTTGTGGGTTAAAACAGACTGTTGAGGGAGTTTGATACCGAGTTAACGGCTTTGGTTGCGCTGGTTTTGAGATCATCCAGCACGTCACTGACCGATGACGTCTGTAGCTTCTCGCGGAAATCCGCATCCGCCCGACTCAGACTGATAGTGAACTCAATCTTTTTGGGGTTGCCGTAGCGATCAAACTCCGTCTTTCCCCGCTCCAGACGCGTCATCACGTACATCCCGTAGATCTGCCCGTCACCTTCAATCAGCGGCCAGGGGCGACCGGCAAAGCCGATCGTCTCCAGCGCCGACAGAGACCACCGCCCGCCGGTGATTTCCGGGTAGAGCACACCGTCAAGGGTGATCGTGTCGTCACCAGGCCCAATGTACTGCCATCCCGCCGACTGATTAACCCGGTCATTCTTAACGTGACGCCACTCCTGCGAGTGGCGCAGTTGCTGATACGGGACAGTGCGCAGCGTAAAAACAAACATCCCGAATACCATCATCATAAAAACCTCCTTACTCACGGTCGCGGTATGAGCCACGGTTAGTTTTGCGGGTGCCGGTCATTGCATCGCGCACGGCGTTGCGAACCATTTTTTCCAGCTCCTGATCCGAACGCTTGCCGACGTCGTTAAAGACCAACTGGAAGAACGGTGCTGCGCCTGACGATGCCGCGACCGGCGCAGACGCCGCCCCCTGCGTCGCCGTCGGTACCGACAGCACACCGCCGGCCGCCGCCGCAGACACGCGCGGCACAGGCTGCGGAATAACCCGCGCTTCCTGATAGGCGCCACGCAGCGCCAAAGCACGCGGCAGGTTTTTAAAGACAATATCGCCGGGGCCGACTTTCTTCGTGTTGTTGGCCGTTGCTTTGGTGTTCGTATCGATGTTTTTCAGGTGACCCTGAACGCCGGTAATAACCGGCGGCTTATCGCCGCCAGCGGGCTTGTACACATCTGCCTTCGCTAATGGGAGTTGATGCCCGGCCAGCGCTACCGCAGAGGCCTCAAGATCTCTTTGTGCTTTGTCAGCCTGCTGCCTGGCTTTGTCGATCCCCTCAGGAATGAGATCCAGCTTCTTAAGCAACCAGTCCACACCGTTCATTAACTGCTGAAGCGGCCACAACAGAACGCTGAGCGCCGTCCCCATCACCCGGCCAAAGGTCTCCCCGGCAGAGGCGCACTTATCCAGAGTGTCTTTGCTGGTTTGCATTGGACTAAGCAGGTTTTTGAACCACTCCCATACAGCTTTAACGCCGTTACCCAGCGCAGAAAACACCGGGGCCATTGCTGAAAATGCGTTCCTGAGCGGGGTTAAGCCCTCCCAGATCCCACTCAGAAATCCGCCAAAGAATGCCTTAATGGGCTCCCAGAATTTCCAGATAATCAGCCCTGCAGCGATAAACCCCAGCGCAATCAGACCGGGGACGCCGAGTAGTGTTGCAAGAATGACGCGCAGGCCGGAAAGAACCAGATTGAGCCTGGCTATACTAGAGGTCGAAGTGATCGAAGACAGGCCGATGTTTTGAATGGCTAGCCTTAGCTTTGCAAAGGGACCAACGTAGAAACTGACGGCGAGACTCGCTACGCCTACCGCTCCAGTCAGGGCCACAAGCGCGGCAGTGACAAGCACCAGAGTCTGTGTAAGCTCCGGGTTTTCACTCACCCATTCCCGCAGGCTGTTGACGAAAGCCGTCAGCGTCTGCGTGATTGTCCGAAGGCTGGTATCCATCCCCGTCAGCACTTCCGTGCGCAGCCCGTCGAATGCCCCGCCCAGCTTACTGATATCGCCGGGCAGGTTATCGCGCAGGGTATCTCCCAGCCTGTCGGCGCTTCCCCTGGTATCACCGAGGCGATTAGAAACGTTCGCCAACGCCGAAAGAAACGCCGGGATCTGGTCTATAGACAGGTCTTCAATCGGGGTGCCGAAAAGAGAAATCGCGGCATTAGCCCGCGTCGCTGGATCCTGAATGGACAGCAGCCCTTTTGCGGTCTTCTCCATCGCCTTACGCGCACTTTCGCCGCCGGTGGCTATCGCCGATGACATGGCCGCCGCGTCGAGGCCGATCGCCTTGTAGGCGCTGACGCTGTTTTTTGACATGTCAGAGCCACGAATGCTGAATTCTTTGATGGCATCCCCGGTTTTATCCAGCGCAAACTTACCCTGCTGAGCCATATTGACCAGCAGCGACATAGCTTCCGCACCGGTAAAGCCCATATTGCGGAAGTGAGTCGAATACTCATGAAGAATTTCCGGCATCTCGCCGCGCATCTGCGTGGAAACGCGCTGCATGCCCGACGTGATAAGGTCGAACGCCTCATCACTGCTGCGGGCCAGCCCGTTTTTCATCATGATCGCCGCCATCTGGATATGTTCCGTCATATCCCCGCCGAGGGCGGCTTGCAGATCCAGCGCCTTGCGGGAAATGCGCGTCAACTCCTCGTCACCCACCGTGCCGAGCGCACCCAGCGTACTGCGAACACCCGCCACTGCCTCAGAGATACGGGCTAAATCGCGACTGACGCCAGAGGCGTTAATGTCCTGAATGATGCGGGAGTAGCGACCGCCGGATGCTGCGCCTTCTCCATTCTGAGCGGCAATAACGGAGGCGTGCTCCTGAGTCTGAATTTGTGGCGCCATCAGCCGCGAACCCAGATAGAACCCCCCGGCACTGGCCGCCGTCATCGCCAGTCCGGCACCGCGCATCCTGCCGGCGATCTCTTTCGCGCGGTCATACTGCATGCGCGCTTGCGTGGCAGCGGCGAGCTGGCGGCGTTCGCGCTCAAGGGTCTGGTTATATTGCTCGGTTCGGCGAATGGCGCTGGCAATGGTCTGACTGCCACCCGCAAGGGAGACGCCGTGACGACGGAGCGCCTCAGAGGCCCCCCGGAGACTTTCTGTCTCTTTATCTCGTCGGACTTTGAGTCGATCCAGCTTCGCCGCGAGATCGGTCATCTGCTGGCGTTGCTTGTCCGTCAGCGTCGCACCTGACCGCTGGGCCTGCTTCAGTCCTTCCAGTGTGCGGGTGGTGTCGTCGATAGTGCGGGAGGTTTTTTTAACACTGTCGCGCAGACGGTTGAAGGCGGCAGATTGTCGCTCAACCTCTTTGATTGAGCCCTGTGTTTGCTTAAGGGAGTCCGAAAGGCCGCCAATAGCTTTACTGGCGGCACTGACCGGGCGGGTGAGCTTATCAATGGCACTGAACGCAACGCGAATACTAAGATCCATCGTCGTCATCCTCCTGTTCATGGTTGCCGCTTCTGATGGCCGCCTTCTCGCGCCAGGCCATCAGCTCGCGCAGCTCCATGCCGTACATCTCGGAGGGCGGCCAGTGAAAAATAACTGCAATGTCGGCGATCAGATCGTCGACGTCAGAAAATACCGCCTCTCTTATTCGCTCCCCGTCTCCGCCGCGTTCGGTACGGACGGCGCCGGTTTCGTCAAAAAAGGCGTAATCTCTTCGCAGAGCGCGGTGAAGTCACCGGTTGCCAGTGCGGCAATTTCGGTACTGGTCAGCTGTGGACTGGTGGTGCGCGTCAGCAGGGTGGAGACCGCATCAAAATCGAAGTTCAGCACGTCAACCAGACGCAGACCACGCAGCGATCCCGCCTGTTTGATGGTGTCGGTGATAGTGATGGTGATAATTTCCTGATCGCCGCGCTTAACCGGCTTACTGAGAATAACGGACATAGCATTTTCTCCGGGCGGCCAGCAGACCGCCTTAAAGGTGAGTAAAAAGGGTTATCAGTTGCCGAGGCCCAGCGCCGACATAATGCGATCCGGATAGAGATTCTCCCCGTTGCGCTTGTAGATAAAGTTCAGTAGATCGATCTCCAGCAGCGGCTTATCGTCTACCGACAGCTTGTAGTAGGTGTTTTTGATGGCGTAGGTGTGGTTGGTATCATCACCCTGTTTCGCATCACCCGGATCGATTTCGGTGATACGTCCGCGCATCTCAACTTCCAGTAACGAGCTGGTACCACCGCTGTAAATTTCACCGGCAAAACGCAGTCGCAGCCCGTCAATGTCACCACCGTATTTCAGGATAAGTTCCTGTTCAACGCCGCCGACAATCATTGACGCGTCCAGCGCTCCGGAATCCAGACCCAGATCAACCGCAACCGAACCGACCATACCGCCACCCTGGAAATCCTCCGTTTTACGGGTGATTTTCGGCAGCGTCACGCTGGGGATTTTGCCGATATAGTTTTCACCATCGGCAAACAGCGTGAAGAGGCGGAGTTTTTTAGGAATAGCCACTATTCACCTCCCAGCGATGCAAAAGCGGATTCGTAATACTGATCGGTGAACGTCTGGATCATCGTCAGATCTTCCAGCGGCGGCACCGGGCTGTAGTTGTAGCGCACGATGGCTTTACCCTGACGGATACCTGTTACCGGGTTATCAACAACGTCATACCAGGTTGCCGCACCAATCAGTTTGCCTGCTGTGACCAGCGCCTGAAGTTTGGCGTTAATGCCGCTCACCACGTCTTTCACGTTGGCAGGCGTCAGCGGGGTATCCACGGTGGTGAACTGCGCTTCCGCGATACTGTCTGCCAGGATCTGCGCGGTTCGTGTGTACACCTCGAAGATAAATTCTTCGGTCTCGGTGGTGCGGTTGCCCCAGAAACGGAAACCGTCGCGCTTAATCAGCGTGGTGATCTCGTTGGCGTTCAGCTCGTTGGCGTCAGAGTCTTCCGCCTGCAATGCCCAGAACACGTCCTTCGCAATCCCCAGCACATTTTTCACCGGCACGTTAGACAGTGATTTATGCCACCCCTGTTCGTTGTCGATAAGCGCCCGCAGACCCAGCGCATAGGCCACGGCGGGGAATTCTTCATTCACACCGGTCAGCGGGTTGTAGGCGATGAAGTTCGGCCAGATCAGCATGCCCTCGCGTTCCGCAAACGTCTCGCGGTAGGTTTTCGCCTCCGCAATGGTGTCGCAGCCGTCGCAATAGCTGTATGAGAACGCCCGCAGCTGCTTCGCGATAACCCGCAACTGCGCGGTCACTTCGGCGGTGTCGTACTCAGGAACGCCGAGAATACGTGGGCGATAGCCGGTTTTCTGCTCAGCCGTCAGAAAGGCAAACATACCGGTGTAGCTACCGTCTGCCTGCGTGCCGCCGATAATCAGCTGCGACTGCGTCGGATCGTTCTCGCCGGTTCCGGCCTCTGCCACGCGCACGACAATCACGCGGGTGCTGACCTGGTCGGAAATGGCCTTCAGCGATTTGTAGAGCGAACCGGTTTTACCTGCTTTGCCGAGCACGCTGATAACACGCGTCACCAGTACCGGGGTGTTAAGTGGAAAAGTGAGAGGGTCGGCGTCTTCGGCTACCGCGACCAGACCAATGACCGTTGAATCAATGTCATTGATCGCGGTCTGGAGGTCGGTATTTTCCTTGACGCGCGCCCCGTGAAAAAAGTTGTCGGTCATACTCTACCGCCATCATGTTGAGTGAGTTCGCGGTCATCATCGCCGGGATGACGGGCCACTGTCGTGCCTTCAGGGTTGTGACCGACCTGTCACAACAAAAAGCCATCGCCAGTATCGCGCGCGCATGAAAACATCAACGGCGGGGGAATGCATATGGCACTGACGACAGACACTATCGACAAAGCAAAAGCGCTACTGGACGAAGGGTTGCAGCGATTCCAGGACTATCAGTCCGAACTGTCGCGCGTACCGGCCTTCAGTATCCTGATGGGCGGCAAAGCACTGACGCAGCTGGATCCGCGTATCATTTCGCTGGAGCTGACCGACAACCGCGGATTTGAGGCCGACGAGCTGACTATTGCTATCGACGACAGCGACCGATTGATCGAACTGCCGCCGCGTGGTGCTGAGCTGTCAGTGGCCCTGGGTTGGCAGGGCGAGCCGCTGGTTTACAAAGGGGTTTACACCGTTGACGAGGTCGCGCATTCGGGACCGCCGGACAGGCTGGAGATCACCGCCCGCAGCGCAGATTTTCGGGATGAGTTTAACGTTAAGCGCGAGGTGTCATGGCATGACGTGACGGTTGAACGCATCGTGTCAGCCATCGCCAGGCGCTACAAACTGACGCCGGTGATTTCAGAGCAGCTGATGGGCGCCGAGATTGACCATGCTGACCAGACCCAGGAAAGCGATATGTCATTTCTGACGAGGATGGCCGACCTTTTGGGGGCCATTGCCACCATCAAAAACGGTAGTCTGCTGTTTATCCTGCCGGGCGGTGGTGTCAGCGCGAACGGCAAAGCCCTGCCGGAGTTTGCGATAACCCGTTCCAGTGGCGACCGGCATTCCTTCCGCATTGCCGACCGTGACGCCTACACCGGCGTGCAGGCGTACTGGCTGGATCTGGAGTTCGGCAAAAAGAAGAAAGTCACCGTCAAGGAACGCAAGAAAAAGACCGAGAACAAGCCGCGAAGCAGCACAAGGGAAGGGGATTATATCGCCGGTGAAGACGGTAACGTATTTGTGTTGCGTACCACGTTTAACAACGAAACGGCCGCCCAGCGGGCCGCTGCAGCAAAGTGGCAACAGCTCAAACGCGGCGCTGCCGAATTTACTATGACGCTGGCTTACGGCCGCGCAGATCTGTACCCGGAGATGCACGGCACGGTATCGGGATTCAAGACGGATATGAATAATCAGGACTGGATAATAGCGAAGGCCACGCACACGATCGATGAGGGTGGATTTAAAACGCAACTGGAGCTTGAGGCGAAAATACCTGAATGGATTGCAGAAAGTGAGAGTTAACGGCCATAATATGAGCGAGTTCAACTCCCTGCCGGGAGGCCATCATGTTCAAGTGTCCTGTTTGCGGTGCCGTTGCCAAAACGCGCACCAGTCGCCCATTGAGTAATACCACCGTCCGACATTATCACCAGTGCCAAAACTTCGAGTGCAGCATCACTTTTACCACGCTAAACAGCGTTGAAAAACTGGTCACAAAGCGCGGCCATCGCGAAAAGTTGCCGCCTGGCTTTATCCCCTCAGATGCGTTCCCAGCCTCGCATTACGGCAACGATCAGCTCAGTTTTGCTATATAAAATAGCCCCTCTATGAGGGGCTGAATAATTTATTGTTTGGGAGGTAGATCCTTGCCGCCGTATGGCGGCTTGCATCGCTTAATTCGAGATATTGCCAACCTCCAACCCATAATAAAGCCATGTCTACGTAAGCAAGAAATGGCATAGGCTGAGCAAGAGGGATGATACCTGCATCGCTGTCTTATTGAGTCAGGTGCTATCGCACGATAAACATAAATCACTCGAATGCTTAACCATGCAAGCATTTACACCTCTTGGCGGAATGTGATCACATAGTAATTAACAGGACCAATCTGCTTACCACCAAACAGACTGCCGCATCCAGGTTGCTCTTGCACACCAATACTGTCAATGCGCTGAAACTCCCAACCATCTTGAGCCATCTCATTAACAACGTTTTCTAGATATACAGCTGCCGCGCTGTCCTTGCTTACCTTTTTTGCATTAACGATAACGTTTGGTGGGATTTGAACCATTTTATATTTATACAT